AAAAAGTGTGTAAACGGTTTAGTTGATTTGCATATCTACCTAGAAAAGGTAGGTGAACTTGTAGACCCTAAAGAGTGGCATTTAGCTGATGCTAGGGTTGATTTGAACGAGACAGAAGACGAAGATATCGAGGCTATGCTTAATGACACTCTAGACGTCTCTCTGAGCCTCTCAGGAGTTCCTGCTGATAATAGATACAAAGACAGCTCACAGGATTCCAAGCTTATTAAAGTTCGTTATAGATACGCTCAAGGCTCTAAGAGGAATGGAAAGAAAGGTAAGAAGTCAAGAGATTTCTGCAGACTAATGAGGGCTACAAAAAGAGTATATAGAAAAGAGGATATTTTGCAGATGGAAAGAGACGGAGTTAACGCTGAATTAGGACATAATAAACAACCCTATTCGATTTGGCTACATAAAGGCGGTGTCAACTGCTACGATACTTGGGAGAGAGTTATATATATCAAAAGAACTCGTAAAGACGGAAAGCCTTACGGAGGAACAGGAATTAGAGGTACTTATAAGAGTACAGTAGGGAACGCTAGAAAAAATGGCTTTGACCCTAAAAGAAACAAATATAGAAATAATAAAAGAGTAGCAGAGGCTCAAATAGACAGAGCTGACAAAGGACATCACCCGAGTTACTCACCTAAAAATAAAAAGAAATAATGGCTACAGCTTTATTCATAACTAAGGATGACTTAGTAAGACAGACAGTATTGTCAGGAAATTTAGATTTCGATAAAATAGTACACTTTATAAAGATTGCTCAGGATATTCACGTACACCAATTACTTGGCTCACGTTTATACAATAAGCTACAATCTGACATTATAGGAGGCTCTTTAACGGGTGATTACCAAACATTAGTAGAAGACTATATAAAGCCTATATTAACGCAATACACACTCTTAGAATACTTACCATTCAGTCAGTACACTATAAGTAATAAAGGTGTATTTAAAAGCACGTCAGAAAATAGTACTCAACCAAGTGCTGAGGAGATAGACAAAATGAAAGATGCTGCTAGAGATACTGCTCAACAGTACGCTCGTAGAATGGTTGACCATTTAGATTTCAACCCTACATTGTACCCTGAATATTTAACCAATAATAATGAAGAAATACACCCACAGAAAGACATTCGTTTTGGTGGGTGGCATATCTAAACGCTAAACACACCATTGAGGCGATGAATAAAGAGAACATAGAAAACTTCCGTATAACAAGGTTAGAGAACGAAGTAGATTTTTTCCGTAAAACAACAGAAGAAAGTATCAATAATAATGGTAAAAAGATTGACAGAATCTTAACCGTATTAGAGGCTGATGAATCTATAGGAGAGAGAGGATTAGTTCAAGACGTTAGACTACTCAGAAAAGAAGTGTACAAGCTAAAGAACATAGCAAGTATATACAAAGTATTAGCGGGTGGTATAGCTGCTCTATTGACAGGAATAGGCTTATACTTAAAAGGCAAATAGTATGAGACTTACAAAGAACTTTACACAAAGAGAATTTCGTTCTCGTGACGGTGCTAAGATGCCTTTAGATGTATTAGAAAACATCAAAGACTTAGCTTGTAATCTACAAGTCCTTAGAGACTTTCTAGGGGAGTCAATCAAAGTTAATAGTGGATATCGCTCAGAAGCTCATAATAAGGCCGTAGGAGGCGTTAAAACGTCTCAACACGTATTAGGTAAAGCAAGTGATATTTGTGTTAAGGATATTGAAACAGACGACTTGTATTTAATTATTGAGTCACTTATAGAACAAGGAGAAATGCAAGAAGGAGGCCTCGGATTATACAACTCTTTTGTACATTACGACATAAGAGGGAAAAAGGCTCGTTGGAATTATAAAAAATAAAATTATGACTGAAGATAAAAAACCTCGTTACAGAGATATACACGGAACTACAAGAGTAGGAGATTTCCTTAGAAGTATTAACTTAGATAAGACTATAAACGTAGTGTCTAACTTAATTAGTGGTGACATTAAAGGAGCTGTTGATTCATTAAAAGACCCATCTAATGACCTAACACCTGAGCAAAGAGAGTATGCTTTGAAGCTTATAGAACTTGACTTACAAGATATGAAGGGAGTATCTCAGCGTTGGGCTGCTGATATGGAGTACGGAACAATGCTCTCAAAGAATGTTAGACCTTTGACTCTTATATTTTTAACAGTTGCTACAGTTACTTTAATAGTTGCTGATTCTAACGGTTATAACTTTAACGTTGGTACAGAGTGGATTGATTTACTTAAATCTCTCTTAATTACTGTATTCGTAGCTTATTTTGGTGGTAGAAGCTTCGAGAAAACTAAACGACTTTAGTAAACATAGCTCAGGCGTAATACAAAAACTTTTTAACTTTTTTTTTATTACTTCACTTCTGATAAGCTTCACATCTTGGGAGTGTACACTTCTTATAAAGCATTGCTTTTCAACTGATTAGCTTTTACATTAGCTTAGTGTTATTGTAGAAGCTTTTTAATTTACTCAAAGAATGGCAAAGTTACAAAAAAAAATTGACATATGCAAGTTATAAACGATTTATTTTGTGTTTTTAAATAAAGACCCTTTTAAAGATTTTTACACCCTCCACAATTTAGGGGTTTTGCGTGGGGGGTTTTTTTTATTATGGCTAAAAAGAAGACGCTAAAATATTGGAAAACTAAGATTGATAAACCATTCCACGAATATATAAGGAGAAGGGATGTCGATGATGATTCAGGATATGGCTCTTGCTGTTCTTGTAATAAACCCATTCACTTCACAGAATCAGACGCAGGTCACTTCATAGGGCGTCAATACTTATCTACTAGGTGGGATGAAAGAAACGTAAATCTTCAGTGTAGGAAGTGCAATCGTTTTGAATACGGTCGACAGTACGAAACCTCTCTGTTCCTAGGAGAAGACCTTTCTGCTGAATTACTACAGAAGTCTAGGCAAATGCTTAAAATGATGGACTTTGAATACCAAGAAATCTTTGAAAAATACAGGGATTTGCTAAAAGAATTAAAAGAAAATCAATCTTTTTAATTACATTTCTTATCTGTTAAATTAAATTTTAACAAATTTTAACATATTTTTTTATAAAAAAGTTTGGATATATGTAACTATATATTGTATATTTGTACCAACAAAACAAAGAAACAATGTTACACGCAAACGAAAGATTAACACAAAGAGTTTTAAACGTAGATACTTTAGACGTAGTAAAAGAAACTACTACAGCTAACTATACTAAAGTAGGTGAGTATAAAGTAACTGACTTAATTAAGAAACAAATCTCTGACAAAGTAGAACAAATCAGAAACAAAGATTTTGGGAGTAGAGATTATGGAGTATTAATCCACAACTTTGGTAAGGTTGTTAGCCTTCACGATTCACAGGGTGAGTCAAATGGGGATAGCCTTTACGCTATAGTTAGAAACAATGACATTTTTACAATCTGCTTTGTTAAGTCTTATACAGGCTTTGGCTCTTTAGATGCTAAACTTAGAGTTGACGGAATAGTAAAGAAATTAAAAAACTTCAAAAAAAGATAAAAAAAGTTTGCAGGTATTAAAATAAGTATTATATTTGCATAGTAAAACAAACAAAACAATGAGAACTAAATTTTTAAAATACACAATACTAATAACGCTACTAATATTAACAGTAGATTCTTTAACCGCTCAGGCTTACATACCAAACGACAATTGGAAAGGCTTAAGCGTATATTCACCGCAATACACTAAACACTTTGTCGAGAATCCAACTTACAATGTAAACGGATTGCTAGGCTCTGAAGGTGGTAATAACGGACTAGCTTTGACTTATAGCTCTAATAGAATGCATTACTCAGGAGGCTTAATTAAAAACTCTTACGGAGATTGGTCTAAATTTGCTACAATAGGAATCACTATAGTAGAAAACAGAAAGAATCAACTAACTTTCAATGTAGGTTTTGCTGACAATTACGATGCTTCTTATAAGGTGCAAGAGAATAGAGACGCCTTAGAGAGCTTCTTACCGAAGTTCATTACAAATAACAACATTATGCCTGTAGCTTTATTAACGTACAAGAGAGAGCTTCTAAATGTGTATGGTGCTAAAGTAGGTATTCAGGTAAATGTAACTCCTATATATATTAATACAGGGTTATTCGTAAAATTATGAGAACTAAATTTTTAAAATACACGATTATAATAGCTGTAATTATATCAGCTTGTGATGAGATATCAGCTCAGACAGACCTAAGAAAAGACACTGTAGGAGAGTGGGTGTCAACAGAAAACGATTCTCTAAGTATAAATAAAATATATAGAGTCGGAGTATCTGCTCTATTGATTGACAACAGAGTAGAGGACTTGGGAGGTTTAAAATTAGTCTCAGAGGTTAGGGCTAAAGCTGTCATTAATGGCGTTAACTACACGCTGTATGAGATGGTTAAGACTAAGCAGGTTTTATTTGAAAGTAGTAAAAGGATATTTGTAGGTAACTTTATCCGCTCAAATGACACGCTTAGATTTGATAATAAAATATTTATAAAAAAACAATAGTAAAAACTTGCATACGTCAATTATTTTTCGTATGTTTGCACAACAATAAAAAACCCCACAAAATGAAAAACACAATAACAGTATCATTATTATTAATTGGATTAATATGTAACGCTCAATTAATGGATGAGCCTGACAAAAGAACACACGCTGCAGCAGGAGCTTTCTTTTCCGCCCCTGTAGTTGGATTTACATTTCAAAAAACTAAAGATTATAAAAAATCATTCCTTAACGGGGTTTACACTTCAATAGCTTTTGGAGTTGGTAAAGAAGTTTATGATTCAACTCAGGCAGGAAACAGATTTGATAATAGAGACGTATTAGCTACTGTTATAGGTGGTGTTGTTTCTAGTGCAATTACAACAGGTATTATTTATTTAACAAACAAAAAAAGAAAATAATGTTAACACCGCAACAGCTCAAAGAAAGAGCACTAAACAAGATTGACTCTAAATTGTTCTTTGCAATCAAAGACCTACAAAGAAACGAGCTCGAAATGGACGGAGTAATCCCTACTAAAATGAGCTACGATGATTTAAACAACGTAAAACATTCATACGAGTGTGAAGTTGATGTTCTTAGATTCATAAAGACAGCGATAGAATCATATAAACAAACCGAGATTGATGAGTCTCAAATAGACCTAGAGGATTTAATTAACGAAATGACTAAAAGATAATGGCTAAACAACAATTAACAACAAGAATAGAAAGAGTAAAAAGAAAGCGTAAAGGAGTACACTCTAAAA